GCCACCATCGTTGCTCGAATGCTCGGCATCCCGGCGCCGTTGCTCCACGTGGAGACGAGCGGCGCGACGATCACCTACGCGAACGCACAAGCCGCGCTGGACGAGTTCATCCGCGCGACGCTGGCGCCGGACTATCTGGCGCTGATCGAAGCCGCGTGGAGCGACCTGGTGCCGTCCACCTCGGCGGTTCGGTTCGACACCCGCGAGCTCCTGCGCGTGGATACCGTGACGCGGTACCGCACGTATCGGGAAGCGATTGATGCGGGCTTTATGCAGCCGGAAGAGGTCCGGCGGCTGGAGGGCTTCCCGGTGGAGATCACCGAGGGCCCGCTGTATGCCCCGAGCCCGGCCGCAGCCGGTCGCCCGGGCACGGTGCCGGAGGTTATCTAGTGACTGATGAGCTGACGCGGGCCGAGCCCGCGGCTATTGCCGTCCGCGACGACGAGAACGCGCAGCGGACGGTGGAGATGCGGATCGTGCCCTACGGCGTGACCGCGCAGACGAGCGACGGGCCCGAGCGGTTCGCCCGCGGCGCGTTCCGCGGCGTGGACGCTTCCCGCGTCACCATCGAAGCTGGCCGGCACGGTGGCCCGCTCGTGGGCCGCGGGCTGTCGCTGGAGGAGCGCGACGATGCCGCGTACCTGACGGCGCGGATCGCGCCGACGGCGGCGGGCGACGAGCTCCTGACGCTGACGCGGGAGGGCGTCTATCAGGACGTGTCCGTGGTGTTTGTGCCGCGGACGTCGAAGCGGGCAGCCGACGGCGTGACCGAGCGTCAGGCCGTGGACCTGCGGCGTGTGGCAATCCTGGAGCGCGGCGCCTATCCGGGCGCGGCGGTCGTGGCGGTCCGGAGCGAGCCGGACGATAGCGAAGAGGGCGATATGGGCGAGACGGTGGACATTACGCCGGTCGTGGACCGGCTGGAGCGGATTGAGCAGCGCATGGAGCAGCTGGCGGTGACGGCGGCGACGCCCGCGGCGCAGCCGTCGTCGCTGGCGCAGTTCCGCAGCATGGGCGAGTTCCTGCGCGCTGCGGCCGACGATGCCGGGCTGTCGCGCGAGCTGGCGCGGGCGCTGGAGGATCAGATCACGGGCGATAACCCGGGGCTGGTCCCTCCGGCGTGGCTGCGCACTATCCAGGGGATCGTCAACTACGGGCGCCCGGCTATCACGGCGTTCGGCACCGCGGCGCTGCCGGCTACCGGCATGAGCTTCAGCTGGCCGAAGGTGGACGGCGTGATTGCGCCCGCCGATGTTGTGGCCGAACAGGGCGCGCAGAAGAGCGAGATTCAGAGCGGGCTCGTGTCGTTTAACAGCGCAACGGCCAACATTAAGACGTTTGCCGGCGGTGCTGACATCAGCTATCAGCTGATCCGCCGAAGCGACCCGGCCTACCTCGACGCCTGGGGCCGCGTGATTGCCGGCGCATGGGCGACCATCACCGATCAGGAGTTTATCGAGCAGGGCATTTGGAACCCCTCGAACACGTACGAAGCGGCGTACGACATCGCCGCCGATACGACTGGTTCCGATCTGCTGGAGCTCCTGTTCGGGGCATCGGTTGCCGTTGAGACGGCGACTGGTGCACCCGCCGAGTTCGCGCTGGTGGATAGCGATACGTTCGTGAAGCTCGCGGGCATGTCGCGGATTGTCCCGGCGTATCCCGGGAACATGAGTATGGGCGCTGGCAACGCGACCGCCAATACCCTGACCGTCAACGTCAATGGGCTGCGCATCATCCATGATCGGAACATCGACCCCACGGCGCTGTCCGGTGGTTCGTATACGAACATGATCTTCGTGGCTAATTCGCTGGCGGCAAAGTGGCATGAGGCTGGCCCGTTCACGGTGACGGCCGAGGATGTCGCCAAGCTCGGCCAGAATGTCGCCGTCTGGAGCATGGGCGCGTCTGCCGCTTACATCCCGAACGGTATGCAGCTGATCGCTGTGGCGGCGCCCTAACCGATGCCGCCTAACAATGCCCCGGAGGTTTACGCGACGCTCGCCGAGCTCGCTACGGTCCTGGGTGGCGTGACGGGCCAGGATGATCGTCTCACGGCGGCGATCATCCTGGCGTCGCGCTGGGTGGACTATCACCTGGGGCACACGGTGGATGACGATGCGGTGGACTGGACGGCACCCATCACGCTGGACGTGGTGGACTGCCGTCCGGCCATCCACCAGGCGACCATCGCCGCGGCGGTCCGTTTCTATAAGTCCCCTGACGTCCCCTGGGGCGTCGCGGGCGGACTGGGCGACGTGGCAACGTACGTGAAGACGACGATGCCCGAGGTGTCGCTGATCCTCCTGGGACAGCGCGAGAAGTGGGGCATCGCGTAAGTGAGCGACGCGGCGCAGCTGCGGGCTGACATCGCGGCGGCCGTCGTCGCGGCGATGCCGGGCTGGGGCGTTTATCCCGCTCCGCCTGATATCGTCGCGGCGCCGGCCGTCGTGATCGCTCCCCGCAGCCCGTACCGCGAGCGCGTGGAATACGGGCGGGAAGCCGTCCGGCTACAGCTCACAATCCTCGTGCCGAGGGCCGCAGGGCCCGCGGGCATGGAAGTACTGGATACCGCCTGTGACGACGTGATCGCGGCCGTTGAGTCGGTCGCGGAAGCGACGTGGGAACAGGTGGAGTCTGTCGGGCCCGTTCAGGAACAGGGCGGGATTGAGTATCTAACCGCGACGCTGAACGTCGTGGGCTACGTGGGGTGTTGACATGATCGTGAAGAGCCCCACCGTCACGCTCCAGGACGGGGCGAACCCGGCGGTGGATATCAGCTGCTATGTCGTGGCCGTCGAGCTGACGACCGAGACCGAGATGATCGACGTGGGCACGTTCTGTGACCCGGGCGCGATGGAAGCCGGGCGCACGACGCGCAGCGGCACGCTGTCCTGCCTGTGGTCGGAGACCATGTACACGGCGCTGGACGCGCTGACGGACACCGTGCTGGAGATGGTCGTGACGCCGACCGCCGGCACGACGATCACCGTGGACGTCATCATCCCGTCGCCTATCCCGTTCGGGCGCTTTGAGATCGGGCAGCGCGTCGAGACGGACGTGCCGCTGATCCTCCAGGGCATCCCGGTCGTCGCGTAAGCGGAGGGCATCGTGGAGGAGCGGATCAGCATCCTCGACCTGAAGGTCGCGGATGTCGAAGCAATCGAGATTGCGCTCGGGCTGCCTGTGACCCAATGGGCACAGGCGCCCAGCGCGGCGAAGCTGTATCGGCTGATCTATGAGACGGCGACCGGCAAGAGCTCCGAGGGGCTGACGCTCCGGCAGCTCACGGCGGCCGTCGCGCTGGCAGAGGACGCCGACCCGGACCAGTAGCAGCCCGCCGAGCCGAGCAGATCGCGAAGCTCGCGCGGGCGTTCGGGATGACGATGCACGACGTGCGGCGCCTGACGTGGCGCGACGTTGTGGCAATGAACGAAGTTCTACGCGATGAGGCGCGCGAGCGCCGGCTGGCAGCCCGTAAGCGGGGGCGCAAGTGAAACAGACCGCATACACCGTCCAGGGGCTGAAGCGGGCTCTAGGGAAGTTGCCGAAGGAAGCGAGCGACGAGCTCCGCGCCGCGTCGAAGGGCATCGCGCTGGACGTTGCACAGGAAGCCTCTAGCCGCGCTCGCGGGCTGCATCCCGCGGCGCGGCTCGTGGCGTCCAGCCTGACGGCATCGCGTGATCGTGTGCCGGTCGTGAAGCTCGGCGGCAGCCGGAAGCTGCCGCCGCACAGCGGCGGGCGAGCGCGCAACGGCAAGCGGCAGACAGTCGGCGACATCATCTGGGGCGCCGAGTTCGGCGGCGGCGGCAAGCCGCGCAGCCGGCAGTTCCCGCCGCATCGCGGGCGCGACGGTTACTTTCTGTGGCCCACGGTGCGCGAGAACAGCAAAGGCATTCAGGCCGCGTATAGCCGGGCGCTGGACAAGGCGCTGGAGTCCATCTGATGAGCGTTGACCGCATCCTCCAGCTGAAGCTCATTGCCGACGTTAGCGACGTCAAAAAGGGCATGGGCCAAGTCCAG